CGTTATTTATGACTAAACAATTTGAGTACACTGGACAGGATTATTTCTATGGAAATGGAGTAATTCCTGGTGCAGAAAGTTCTGATACTATTACGTTTAATACGCATGAGAAAGATGACTGTATTATATTTGGTGCCGCAGAATCAGTATCACATTTGAATACTGCTGGTCAAGATTATATTTCTTTTGACCTACCTAAACCATCTAATCCTACAAGTGCTAATGGTAAAAGAAAGTATAGCGAAGATGTAATAATTGAAGAATTGCAAGAGTATATTATTAGAACATATGATCAGCATTATTCTGCTGGTGACGATAAAATTCAAACTCTCGATCTTATCGAAGCTTGTGGTGACGGTGAAGCATTTTGTCGTAGTAACATTCTCAAGTATGCATCACGATATGACAAAAAGGGTACTGCCCGTCGCGACATTATGAAGATTTTGCATTATGCTGTTCTTCTTATGCATTTCAATGATAAAAATGCCAAACGCGAAACCTATACTCAATAATGAAACTAAAAACTAAAACTATGAAACTATCTGATAACACTCTTACCATTCTTAAGAATTTTGCTGGCATCAACAATTCAATTCTTGTGAAGCAAGGTAATAAACTTCGCACTATCTCTGTGGCAAAAAACATTCTTGCCGAAGCAGAAATCAAAGAAGATTTTTCACGGGACTTTGCGATTTATGATCTCAATCAATTCTTGAACGGTTTGAGTCTTCATCAGGATCCTGATCTAGATTTTCAGGAACCTTCATATCTGAGTATTAAAGAAGGAAAGAGACGTGTAAAATACTTCTTTGCAGATCCGAATGTGATTATTGCACCACCAGAGAAAGAAATTAAGTTGCCATCTCAAGATATTTGTTTTCAACTTGATAGTGCATCTTTAGAGAAACTTACCAAGGCAGCACAGGTATATCAACTTCCTGATTTTTGTGCTGTTGGTGAATTTGGGGTTATTAAACTTGTGGTGCGTGATAAAAAGAATGACACATCAAATGAATATGCAATTGTTGTTGGTGAAACTGATAAAGAGTTTACATTCAACTTTAAAGTAGAAAACATTAAGATTATTCCAGGTGCATACGATGTAATTGTTTCTTCTAAACTTTTGTCACAATTTACCAATACTCATTACAATCTCAAGTATTATATTGCTCTGGAACCTGATTCAACATTCGGATGAAAGCATTAACTACAATGAGAATTGTGGGTAGTGTTATGGTAATTGCTGCCTACTTTGTTGTTCTTCATGTAAATCTGACTTTTGGAGTCATTATGAATACAATTGCAGATATCATGTCAATCCCATACTTTATCAAAACAAAGTCGTGGGACATTGTTATAATGTTAGGGTTCCTTTTGGCAATCAGTTTTAGTAAACTTTTAATATGAATATCTTTGTGACGGACGAAAGTCCAGTCAAGTCTGCTCAGGTTCTACCTGATAAGCACATCGTCAAGATGCCTCTAGAGTGCTGCCAGATGCTCTCTATCGTTGCCTCAGATAAATGGGGGCATGGGTATGGAACTCTCCCTAAGACCGATGGAACCCCGTATGCAACCGATAAGGGTGCCTTCCGTAATCATCCCTGTACAATATGGGCAAACGAAACTGTCGCAAATGCCCGATGGTTGATTCAGCACGGTCTTGCATTATGTGAAGAGTATTCTAATCGATATGGAAAAATTCATTCATGTCTTCATACTCTTGCACATGCAAATAAAATCTTTCCATTAGATGCTACTCATCGTTCAAAACTGACTCCATTTGTTCGTGCAATGCCTGAAGAGTTCAAGTTTGATGATAGTATCACTACCATCGAAGCATACAAGATGTATATTGCATCTAAACCATGGGTGTGCGATAATTATCTTCGTCTTCCCTATCGTAAACCTAATTGGATTTGATTATGAGTAATTTTATTTGGGTAGAAAAGTATCGACCCAAAACTATTGAAGAATGTATTCTCCCTGAGAGTATAAAAAAAACTTTTCAATCTTTCCTAGATAAGGGGGAGATACCTAATATGTTGCTTGCTGGTCCTCCAGGCATCGGTAAAACAACAGTAGCAAAAGCACTCTGTAATGAACTTGGAGTAGATGCATATGTCATTAACGGATCCGATGAAGGACGTTTTCTTGATACGGTCAGAAACAATGCAAAATCTTTCGCTTCGACCGTCTCGCTTTCTTCAGATGCAAAACACAAAGTCATCATCATTGATGAAGCAGATAACACGTCCAATGATGTACAACTCCTCCTACGGGCGTTTATTGAGGAGTTTGCTGGTAACTGCAGATTCATATTCACCTGTAACTACAAAAATAAAATCCTTGAACCTCTCCATTCCCGATGTGCAGTGGTCGAATTCGGAATTAAGGGAAAAGATCGACAGGGACTTGCAGCCAAGTTCTTCAAACGTATCCAACAAATCTTGGATGCGGAAGGTGTTGAATATGATAACAAGGTCCTGGTAGAATTAATCAATAAGCACTTTCCTGATTGGAGACGTGTTCTTAATGAATGCCAAAGATATTCCGTAAGTGGAAAAATCGACTCTGGTATTCTTGCTACTTTTTCGGATGTAGCAGTCAATGAACTGGTTAAAAACCTTAAAGAGAAAAATTTTCCCGAAGTACGTAAATGGGTTGTCAATAACCTGGACAATGATACTACTGTCCTGTTGCGTCGTATTTACGATGCTTGTTATGATTCCTTGGTTCCTAATAGTATTCCTGCTGCTGTTCTTGTCCTTGCTAAGTATCAGTATCAAATGGCATTTGTGGCGGACCAGGAAATAAACTTACTTGCCTGTTTGACTGAGATTATGGTTGAATGCGAGTTCAAATGAGTTATTACGTTTATCTATATCTTGATGAAGATGCAACACCATATTATGTTGGTAAAGGAACTAATAGTAGATGCACTGATTGTCATGGAGATATTCCTATTCCACCAGACAATAGAATTACTAAAATACTAGAAGGTATTGAAGAAAAAGATGCTCTGCAAAAAGAGGCAGAATTAATTACTAAATTCAAACGAATTGAAGATGGTGGGACACTTATGAATAAAGTTGTTCCTACAGGTAAGTCAAGAACTCGTCCTGGTGCATATGCTGCTAATATGAATCCCAAAACTCTTGATGATTACAGAGATTTGTGTAAATCTAAAGGTCTTCAATACACAAAGGTTATTGAAAGATTTGCAGAGCATTTTGTTAAGGTTGAAGGTAATGTTGACTTTCTGACTAATAGAGAGTCACTTACTGATAGGATTGAAAAACTTGAAAAATCTGTTTTTGGTGGAGTGTGAATTCAAATGACAAGTATTCCAACTAAAATGGGTATGGCCCTTCTCATGGTCTATTGGTTGACTATGGCTGGTATGGTTGCCAATGCATATTTTCATTATAACTATAACGTATGGAGTGTGAATTTAAATGATTGATGTAAAACTGCTACGAATTGTGACTGGTGAAGAAGTTATCGCAGAACTTCTATCTGAAACAGAAGAAACTGTTACAGTCCAAAATGGTCTTGTAGTTCTTCCAACTAATAATGGTGTTGGATTTGCTCCATGGGCAACCGTGATTAGTAAAGAAGACCCAGAGATTACGATTTCTAAAACTCATGTCGTATATGTCGCAGAGGTTCAGGAAGATGTCTGCAAGAAGTACAATGAAATGTTTGGTAGTAAGTTGATTACTTCAAACTCTAAAAAACTAATTGTGTAATTATGAAACAAACGAAAAAGTGTCAAGTTAAGTCCAAATTCTACTATATCTTCTGGGGAACTGCTACAGCATCAGTATTATTGGGACAACTATATGTCGGAACTGGATATAGGGTAATGGCAGAAAGCACACTGAGTTTTCAGGATTACCTTACAGAACTTTTAGATACTGCTAATATTTTCTGATGGGATTATTAAAAATTAATAAAAATAACCTGGTTCCGCCAAAGGTTAAGACTACATCACAAAATGTTGAAGAAGCAAATCAAGCGTTGTTTCGTGCTATAATGAACTTGCCCACAGCTGCCAAGCACTGTGGGATGACCCAGAAGGAAATGAAATTGACCTTCTGGGAATTTTTGAAATACAACAAACCTGATTATGATCAATCCGAATCTATTTGATTTTCCCTCTATTTTTGGTGTCGTTAAATCTACTGATGGACTAAAGAGAAATCAAACTAGACCACTACGAGCAGAAGTCCAAGAAATTTCTATTGCCAAATATAGTGGCGGACAACTTAAATATGTTGGTGATGCCGACAAGAAAAGTATAAATTTATTATGGAAAAGGTAAATGAAAGGACCAGCTGAAAATCCAAAAGGATATAAGACTTGTCTCAGATATCCTGGCGGTAAGTCCCGTGCTT